ATAATGGAAAATAGAAAGCCTGTAAGTCAGGAAATCGCAGAACGCCTTAAGAAAAGAGGTGTTCGTTTCTTTGCGTGTGATAACATCTCACAACATATTGAGAGCTGGGAGCACGATCAACTAATTAACGAACTAGAAGGAAAGTTTCAAGGTGTTCTAGAGTCTCTAGTTATTGATACTGAAAATGATCCTAACAGTAGGGACACCGCTAGGCGTCTAGCAAAAATGTATGTACTAGAAATTATGGGTGGTAGATACGAAAAGCCCCCTGCGGTTACTTCCTTTCCTAATGAAGATAATTACGAACAATTAATTGTAATTAGATCAGACATTAAAAGCATGTGTTCTCACCATCATCAACCCGTTCAAGGTGTTTGTTACATTGCTTGTATGCCTGGACAAAAGGTTATTGGATTATCTAAATATACGAGAGTAGCACAACACTTAGCATCTCGCGGACACCTACAAGAAGAACTTACCGAAATGATTGCTAAAGAAATTGAAAGGCTAACTGAGTCTAAAGCAGTAGGTGTTTATATTAGAGCACGACATGGTTGTTGTGAAAATAGAGGCATTAGATCTTCTAATAGTTCTACACAAACCACAGTTCTAAAAGGTTTGTTACGCACAGACTCTGCTCTTAAAAATGAATTTATGCACAATATAGAATTACAGGAATTGGGTAGTGGACGTTTCTAAAAGACAAATTGTTGTAGACTTAGAGACGCTAAGTACACAACCTAACGCATGTATTGTTAGCATCGGTGCTGTTGCATTTACAATACAAGACGGAATTACAGAAGAATTTTTTATTAATGTAGATCCAGGATCTTGCAAAGACTATGGATTACATGTAGACCCACATACAATAGAGTGGTGGAAAGAGCAGACACCTCAAGCCAGAAAGATGTGGCAAGAAAACCCTGTGCCATTAGATGAGGCTTTGGATAAATTTGCTTTATTTTATGGCGACACGTCTATTCCTATTTGGGGATTTGGTGCTAACTTTGACGTTGTTATTTTAGAGTCAGCATATACAGCCACAGGTTGGAACAGTCAACGTCCTCCAACTAATAAATATCCGTGGATGTTCTGGGACATTTACTGCTTGAGGACTATGGCAAATGTTCTTGGTCGCCGTCTTGAAAAAACAGGTGTTAACCATAACGCACTGCACGATGCCGTTGCAGAAACTAAATTATTATTAGATATATTGAGATCATGAAATTAGAGTATGTAGTATCCGGAACTTCCTATATGAGACTTAGCAATCCTAAGATTGCAGGTGATGATATTAATGTAGGAATTGTAAACGAACTACTTTCCCAAACCGTACAAGATCATAACTCCCATGAGTTTTCAATGCTGTATAATGCTTATACAGAATCAAGTTTTGGTGAAAGATTCAAAGTCTATAAAGACAACATTAAGTCTATCCATGCAGACTCCGGTGGCTTGCAGGTAGTAACTCAAGGTAAAACAATAACACCCGAATTAAAAGATAAAGTCTATGAGAATCAGGCACAATGGGCTGATGTCGGAATGTGTTTTGACGAGATACCTGTTACATTGGTTGGTGATCGTTCTGATAGGAATGATGTTAAAGGGAGGTTTTTCAACCGTGAGGCACATGAGAAATGTGCAAGAGATACGGGAAAAAATATCAAACGACAATTTGAGATCTTTGACAAGTTTAACAGTAAATGTAAACCATTTGTAATTTTACAAGGTAATTGTTATGATACCTATATGGAGTGGGCAAATTACATTCTTGAAGAAGTACCACAAGAGAAACATAACAAACTAGGCGGTATCGCCATGGGTGCTGCTGCCTTGGGTACAGGCAATTTAGAAGATATACAGCGAGCATTTATTGCTAGTCAAGTTCCAATTAGAGATGAAAACGGCAAACTACACATTCACATTCTAGGTGTGGGTGCTTTACGTAGGTTGCTTCCTTATATTATATTTTTACAAAACGGTTTATATAAGGACGTTGTTATATCATATGATAGCACAACGCACTCCAGAGCAGTAGAAACAGGCCTTTATTATATGAATGAGGCCACAGTTAAGTTTAATAGAAAATTCTCAAATTACTACCTAGAAATGTACGATGACGTCAATAAAGTGATTGATTTAGGCGTTTCTGTTAAAGATTTTCACAAAATTATGAACACCAACAGTACAACATGGTTAGAAGAAAACAGCGATTTAAATACATGGTTAAAGATTAGAACTGCTTTTATTCTAATGAGCATACACAATTTTACCAAACACGTAGAAAAGATCTTGACAAATTCTGACGAACTGTTAAAATTTGCTCGTAAGTTAAAACTAGAACACGCATACAGAAATTTATATGATATTAAAGATCCGGATGCGTTTAACTATTGGTACAACAATCCTTATCTAGGTGGCAGTATGAAATCTGCACCTGTTAGGGAAGAAGCACCACTATCACTTGAGGAGTTATTTACATAATGGATGCACAAAAAATTAGAAACGCTATCGTAGAAATCTCTAACTCTATGACTAGATCAGAATCAGAGCGTGAACTTGTTAGAGAAATTATTAAAAAGATTCACGATGAGGAAGGCATTGATCGTAGACTTTTACGTAGAATTGCTAGAGCATATCACAAAGGAAACTTTTCTGAAGAAACTACTTTGAACTCAGAGTTTGAGGAACTATTTAATAACTTAATGTCATGAATTATTTTAAACTGTCAAACAATCTTACGCATGCAGCTAGATATCATTTAGACAAGCATGCTGTTAAGATGCCTACAGAGTATTGTCAACTTATGTGTACTGCACATCGTGTATTAGACGGTGAGTTGTATATTGACAAAACTGCTAACAATCGACGCATTAAGCGTTGGCGTATGAAAGATGCTGAACTAGAAGATATTTTATATAAGGCATCGCACATCAATCATCCAACGGCAAAGTGGGTACGAGAATCTGTAGAAAACTATAACGAGCTCTATAATGCTTGGTTAGAATTGTGTAAAGAATACACATTCAGATATGGCAGAACGCACTTGACACAGACTAAATTAGAGCATATACTAAGCACACCGCCTGAGAATATTCCTAATATTCCTGGCACTGAGGTACCACAGGCTATGCCAGACGACGTTAAACATTCTGATGTTGTAACGGCATATCGTCAGTATTATAACAAGTACAAAACTAGGTTTGCTGTGTGGACTAATAGACAAACACCGGAGTGGTTTCATGCCTGTAGCTAAAAGACATATTAAAGTAAGTTTTCAAAAAGAGGGTATACACAAATACCCAGCAGCAAAAAAACTTAAAGGGGTAGAGTTTTTGCAATACCCCCATCGCCACATGTTTCATTTCTATGTAACATTAGAAGTACATCACGATGACCGTGATGTTGAATTTATTTTATTTAAACGTGAGCTCGAAAATTTATTTGAAGAAGGTGCTATGGATATTGATTACAAGTCTTGTGAAATGTTAGCAGAGGACTTGTTAGACTACATTGAAATTAATTACCCTAAGCGTGGAATTAAAGTAGAAGTTTACGAAGATAATGAGAACGGCGGCATTGTAACAAATGATTTATTTAATTGATTTAGAAAGTGTAGAGAGTAGATATACTTCTCAGTGGAAAGAACACTTTCCTAAAATGATAAAAGAACAGGGACTTGAAGTTACAGTAATTGATGGTCCTGAACACATTGCGGCATGTACAACACCTGGTGCATTCTTAAACTTTTCTGGAACTAATGTATATAAATCTGTACAGGTAGAAAAGTTTTCTAAATTATTCTCTAACAACGAAATTAATCCTGGCGATCATTTTGTTTTTGCTGATGCTTGGCATCCAGGTATTATTAATCTAAAATATATGTCGGAACTGTTAAATGTTCCAATTAAAATACATGCACTTTGGCATGCTGGTAGTTATGACCCCGCAGACTTTTTAGGCAGACTTATAGGCGATGCTCGTTGGGTAAGAAACTTTGAAAAGTCTTTATTTGAGGCAATCGATTTCAATTACTTTGCTACAGACTTTCACATTAGGATGTTCTTTGAAAACTTATTAGATGTAGATGAAAGAACGGGTAGAATTAGATACATGCCGAGTGGTAAAGTTACTAGAGCTGGTTGGCCTATGGAATATGTCTCAGAGCAAATTCAGCCTGCAGAACAAAAAGAAAACATTGTTCTTTTTCCTCACAGGTTAGCACCCGAAAAGCAAGTAGATATTTTTAATGCACTGTCTTGGGAAAGTGAATATGAATTTATTACATGCCAAGATAAAAACTTAACTAAGGATGCTTATCACAAATTGTTGGCAAGGTCCAAGGTTGTTTTCTCAGCAAACTTACAGGAAACATTGGGTATAAGCTGTTATGAAATATTGCACGCAGGTGGAATACCTTTGGTTCCCGATAGACTAAGTTATACTGAAATGTATCCAGATATTTTTAAATATCCTTCAGAATGGACAACGAATGCTAAAAACTTTTTAGTAGAATATAAAACTCCTATGAAGGAAAAGTTACAATGGTTGATTGAAAACTTTGATAGTGAAGAAGTACAAACGGCAATTGAAACTACTAAACAACACCTTTCTGAGGAATATTTCTCAGCAAACAACATATATAAAAATTTAGGAGCAATAAATGCAACATAGACATTTGTCAACAAAAACATACGGACACAATGAAGGACTTTCCTGTGTCTTCAGACAACCCAATGCTACACACAGTCATTGTTCTTTGTTGCATGGTTACGCACTATCTTTTAAATTTAAGTTTGGAACGCATGCACTTGATGATAAGAACTGGGCAGTAGACTTTGGTGGGTTAAAGCCTTTAAAGGAATGGCTAAAAAATAATTTTGATCATACTCTTGTTGTAGACAAAGACGATCCAGAAATAAAAGAATTGATGTCATTACAAGACAAAGGACTTGCAGTAGTAAATGTCTTACCAGGTGTTGGGTGTGAAAAGTTTGCAGAACAAGCATTTTGGTATGCAGATGGATTAGTAAAAGATATAACTAATGGTAGATGCTATTGTGTATCTTGTGAAGTTAGTGAGCACGGAGCCAACTCGGCGATATATGAGATTGATTAATGAAGGTTGCTCTAATTACGGACTTGCACTTTGGTGCAAGAAGCGATAATATACAGTTTGATGCCTACTTTAGAAAGTTTTATGAAAAAACTTTTTTCCCCTATTTAGAAGAACATGGCATTAAAACTATTTTCGATCTGGGAGACACGTTCGACAGACGAAAATATATAAATTACAATACACTAAAGTCTTGTAAGGAATATTTCTTTGACAAAGCCAGGGACTTAGGTATTGATATTCATATGATTCCTGGCAATCACGACACTTATTATAAAAACACAAACGATGTCAACTCTCCTAACTTGTTATTACAAGAGTATGATAACATAATCATACACCAGGAACCTGAGGTAGTTGACTTAGATGGGCATCTAGTTTTAATGATGCCTTGGATATGCGGGGAAAACTATGAACAATCAATGGAACAGATTAAAAACACGCGCGCGAGGACTTGCTTCGGGCATTTTGAGTTCGCAGGTTATGACATGCTTCCTGGCATGCCTAATCCTCATGGTATGGACCCTTCTAGCTTTCACAATTTTGAGCTTGTGGTTAGTGGGCATTTTCATCATAGGCATAGCAGAGGTAATATCACATACATGGGCAACCCTTACGAGATCACGTGGTCGGACTACGAAGACCCAAGAGGATTTGCCATATTTGACACGCATAAAGCAGAGCTTGAATATGTTAATAACCCGTTTAGGATGTTCCATAAATTATACTATGACGATAGTGGAGACTCTTGCGTTTCTGACAGTTGTGATTATAATGTTTTTAGTGGCAGCTGTTTAAAGGTAATTGTTACTAAGAAAACAGACTTTGCTAAATTTGATTCTTTTATAGATAATCTATATCAACAAAATCCAATAGAGTTAAAAATTATTGAAGACTTTTCTGAGTTTGAGGACGAGGCTATAGGCGAAGATATCAACTTAGAAGACACGATGACATTGCTAAAAGAATATGTAGATACGGTGTCAACAGATGCAGACAAAGAAAGATTAAAAAATCTTTTACAGACTTTATACATTGAGGCACAAGATTTCGAGTGATTTATTTTAAGAAGGTACGCTGGAAAAACTTTCTATCTACAGGAAATTCTTTTACAGAAATCCTTTTAGATAGAAGTCCTAATACATTAATTGTGGGTGACAACGGAAGTGGTAAGTCTACACTTCTAGATGCTCTAACTTACGCATTGTTTAACAAGCCCTTTAGAAATATATCCAAACCACAGCTCATCAATTCTATTAATAAGAAAAAACTTATGGTGGAAGTTGAGTTTGAGATAGGCAAGAACAAATACCTAGTTAGGCGAGGAGCATCTCCCAGTATTTTTGAAATAGAAGTTAATGGTGAAAGAGTAAATCAGGACGCCAACGTTAGGGACTATCAAAAGTATCTAGAAGAAGGCATCTTAAAACTAAATTACAAATCTTTTACACAGATAAGTGTCTTGGGTAGTGCTTCGTTCACACCTTTTATGCAATTACATTTAGGTGCTAGAAGAGAAATTATTGAGGATATATTAGATATCCAAATTTTTACAACAATGAATAAAGTGTTGAAACAAAAAATGGATAGCTTAAAAGAGAAGCTACGTTTTCTAGAAGGTGAGATTGAGATTGCTAAAGAGAAGGCAACACTACAGAAGAAATATATAGATACTTTAGAGACAAATAAAAAGAATCGTGTTAGCAAAATACAAGAGGATATAGATGCAACGCAAGAGACAATTAATACACTTACAGAACAGGTTGAAAATCTCACAGAGAAGAAGACTTCATTGGGAGATGTTACAAAAAGAGCCTCAAAGTTTAATGAATACAGAAAACAAATTACAAGAAAACTCTCAGAAGCAAAAACAGAATTAAATTTCTATTCTGATAATGAGGAGTGTCCTACTTGTAAACAAGGTATTCCACATGAACACAAGCAAAAAATTACAGATGAAAAAATAAAGTCTGTAGAAGAATTTGAAAATGCTCTAACAGATTTAGATGTTAAGTTAGAGGAACTTGATAAATTGTATGAGGAGTGGTGTGATATTGAAAGTAAGATACAAGATACACAAAACTCTATTATTGCAGACCAAAGAACAATACAGCGTCTGACTATTGAAAAGAATGAAGTAACCACTCAGGTTGCAGACATTGATGACGAGAAAAAGAAGTTAAAAGAACTTGCTAAAAATGTTGTAGGAAAGTCAAATGAAAAAAGTTCTTTGAATGAAGATAAACATTATCACGATATAGCAAGTTCTTTGTTAAAGGATTCTGGTATTAAAACTAAGATTATTAGACAATATTTACCTGTTATTAATAAATTAGTTAATAAATACTTAGCAGCAATGGACTTTTTCGTACAGTTTGATTTAGATGAAACATTTAAAGAAACTATTAAGTCCAGACATCGAGATAAATTTAGTTACGCTTCATTTAGTGAAGGTGAAAAACAACGTATTGACTTAGCACTTGTATTTACTTGGCGAACAATAGCAAAGATGAAAAATAGTGCTAGTACGAATCTACTTTTATTGGATGAGGTTTTTGATAGCTCTCTAGATATAAATGGAACAGATTATGTCATGCAGTTATTAAATACAATAGGCGAAGACACACATGTCTTTGTCATAAGTCATAAAGGTGATCAGTTGTTTGACAAGTTTAGAAGTGTAATTAGATTTGAGAAAAAACAAAATTATTCTGTTATGGTATAAGGTATTATATGAAAGTTAAAATTTATGGTAAATTGCGTTGCACATTTTGTGATCAGGCAAAGATGACAAGCAACATGAAAGGGTTTGACACAGAGTATCTTTTATTAGATGCTGACTATACAATGGAAGAGTTCTCTGAAAAGTTTCCAGATGCTAGAACCTTTCCGCAAATCTGTGTTGGAGAAGATGAAAAGCATATCGGAGGCTATAAAGAGTTTAGAGAATTTTTAGATGAATAAAGAAGAATTACAATTACTGCCTTTTGGACATGAGCTATTAAGAAAGACTCCTAGTCCTTTCAATTATGAGGAACACGATGCTAAAGAAGTAGCAAAGGTTCTTTTAGAGAGAACACAAGAGCTCAATGGTGCAGGACTCTCAGCTAACCAAGTAGGATTAGATATGGCAGTCTTTACTATTAATATTCCTCAAGCGGAAGGCTTTAATCGTATTCTATTTAATCCTTTGCTAGTATCTGTAAGTGATGAAACATCTATAGAAAAAGAGGGGTGTTTGTCCTTTCCTGGATTGTGGTTACATGTAAACAGGCCAACTGAAGCAACCTTTAGATATACAGACACTGAAGGTAAAGAAGTCTTTGAAACATTCAAATCACTTGCAGGAAGAATTGCCTTACACGAATACGATCACATGTTAGGTAAAAATTTTACAATGCGAGTATCTAAATTTAAACTTGACAGAGCATTAAAAGCCTTAGACAAAAAAATTAAGCGTTTCAAAAGGAACATAAATAATATAAAAGGAGTCTAAGATGGCAGATGATATGTTTGACTTTGGCTTTACAGCTGTAGATGATATTCCAACAACAATAACGGAACCTACAGGACCTGTTACAGCTAATATTGATGACAGCCAATTACAAATTATTTTAGATAAATTAGAAAGACTAGAAGGTCTTGTTTTATCCTCAGACAATTCTGATATGATTAACGAGCACAGAACTTTATTAGAAGGAGATGTGTCTTCTAAATTAAAGCAGGTTGAGGATTTGATATTACCGTTACTATATAATCTACAAAAGAATCCTGAAAAGGAATATATCCACTGGCCCAATAGAACGGCTGTTATAGATAAACAAATTGAAAAAATTAAGGCGGTAACTAGATACTATGAACGAATCTAATGTCAATGTAAATGTAGAAGCAGGAATTTTTGAAAGAACAGGTGGTAGAGTTTTAGATTTTTATCTAAACGATACAATAGAAAGCCCTAAAGATTATGTGTTATGGAATCAGTCTATTAGATCAGCAGGCGAAAACGATTACATAATTTTTCATATTAATTGTTATGGTGGTGATATAATGACAACCATACAGTTGATGCGAGCAATAGGCGAATGTAAAGGAACCGTGGTTGCTTCTGTAGAAGGAGCCTGCATGTCAGCAGCAACATTCTTATTTTTAACGGCAGATGTTTGCGAGGTTTCAGAACATTCTCAGTTTCTAATTCATAATTATTCAGCAGGTAATTGGGGTAAAGGAAACGAATTAATTTCAAGAGCACTTGCTGAACACGCTTGGGCTAATAATTTATTACATAGCGTTTACTCAGGGTTTATGACTAAAACTGAGATAGATCAAGTTGTGGAAGGAAAAGACTTTTGGATGGATGCCAATGAAGTGATTAAACGTTTGGAAAAAAGAAATAAAAGTGGCACAAAGAAAAAATGAACCTTGAAAATGAGGTCAAGGACTTTTATAGTAAAATAAAGTTTCCTGGACCATATACAATAGATAACTTTGATTACTATAACAATGGATACACCAATAAATTTTTATCCATGTACGAACGTGCTATACAGGATAAAGAAAATATTTTAGATATAGGTTGTGGTACAGGGTTTATAACAAACTACTTGGCATATAAATATCCTAGTAAAAAGTTTCTTGGCGTAGACTTCAGTGATTCAATTGATTATGCAAAAGAGTTTAGTAAAAAACACAAATTAAAAAATGTAGTTTATGAAAAGAAAAACTTTTTTGATTTTGATAAACGTAAAAAATATGATTGTATTATAAGTAATGGAGTAATACATCATATGCCAATGTATTACGATGCTATTATAAAAATAAAAAGCATGTTATCACAGGAAGGAACTTTGGTGTTAGGTGTTTATAATAAATTTGGAAAGATTGTCAAAAAAATTATTAACGTAAAATACAGATCAGAACTTTTAAGAAAAGATCAAGAAGAGGCACCGTTTGAAACAAGTTTTTCCAATAAAGAATTTATAGGTTATTTCTCTGACTTTGATGTTATAGAAATACATCCTAGTAAGAAGAACAATTTTGTAAATTTAAAAAATATATTAAATTACCGGAATGGTGGTTTAACAGTATACAGGTTTAAAAGGAGCAGTACATGAACCGAGAAGCAGTATTTGAACAGTTAAAGATAGACGAGGGAGTAGTATATGAAGTATACAAAGACCACCTCGGATATCCTACTTTCGGAGTCGGACACCTCATCATTGAGGGTGACCCGGAATTCGGAAAAGAGGTTGGAACTCCAGTGGACGAGGAAAGAGTCCGGGAAGTATTTGATAGAGATTTGGACCTTGCCATCGGAGAGTGTAACGCTTTATACGGCGAAGGGTGTTTTGGAGATTTTCCAGACGAAGTTCAACAAATTCTAGTTAATATGATGTTCAACATGGGTAGAACAAGATTAAGCAAGTTTAAAAAAATGAATGAAGCGTTAGTCAAAGGGGATTGGAAGACCGCCGCAGTAGAAGGTAGAGACAGTCGCTGGCATAAGCAGGTAAGTAATAGAGCAGAACGCTTAATGGTTAGATTGGAAAACGTTTAATTTTGGTCTCCTTGTGTATTGACAAATGGTATTAAAACATTTATTATATACAAACTAATTAGGAGATTTTTATGAAAAAATTAGTTATTGCAGGTCTAGCAGCATCTTTAATAACATTGCCGGCAGAAGCGGCAGACACTAAAGATGTCATTGCCGGTGTTATCGGCGGAGTTTTTATTGGAAAAGCTTTGGAACGTCGAGAAGACCATCATCACCATGGTAACTCTAGCACGGTAGTTATTGTAGATGGACATACTGTAGTGGTACCTAATCCGCATCATACACATTACACTTACCGAAGACGTGCCCATAGCCATTATGAGGCATACTCCAATGCGTTCCCTTGTAGCTCACAGTGGGCAGGATATCAAGGGTGCGGAAAGGTAGCAATTGAAGCCCTAAAGCATAAAGACTGCGATCATCAGCACTAAGTGCTTGATTTTATTAGGCAAAAAAAGTCAAAAAAATGCTTGACTTTTAGCGTAAAAGGTGCTATCATATAGACATAATATAGAAATGTGAGGACATTCTTAATATGTTAATAGAAACAAAATCAATATTAGCAAAGCTGTTAGCGACCGAGGACCTTAAGATTGAACATCGTAATGTCCCTACCGCAGCTTTTGATCTCAAAACTCGTAAAATCGTATTACCTAATTGGGGCGACATCAACGCTTCCTTGTACGATCTGCTTGTAGGACACGAAGTATCCCACGCACTCAACACTCCTCAACAAGGTTGGCATGACGCTATTGTAGACGATCAGCGCCTTAAGCCTTTTCTTAATGTTGTTGAAGATGCTAGGATTGAACGTAAGATTAAGGCAATGTATCCAGGCCTTGTTAAGTCTTTTTACGAAGGATATCGAGAACTTTTCAATCGAGACTTTTTTGGTGTCAAAGATTTAGACCCCAATACACTTCCCCTCATTGATCGGATTAACCTACACTTTAAAGTTGGCTCTTTTTTAAACATTCAATTTACAGATGCAGAACAATTGCTTGTAGATCGTTGTTTGAAAACCGAAACTTGGGAAGACGTAGAAGCTCTTGCTCAAGATATATACGGACAGGCTACAGAAGATCTAGAAAAAGACAAAGAAAGCTTGTCTTCAAACTTTAGCGACGAAGAACTTGAAGAAATAGACGAAGAAGATTTCGGTGAAATGACTTCAAACTTTGGCGAACAAGACGAAGAGTCCGAAGAAGAAGAGACCGAGGAAGAAGGTTCAACTTCAGGTGACGCTGAATCCTCGTCTGAAGAAGAGGAAGAGCCACAGGACAATATGGCATCTAATAATGTTCGAGATGCAATCAGATCCGACGAGCCAACTTCACTTACAGATGAGGCATTTCGTCAGAACGAAGACAAGTTGGTTAAGAAAGAAAGCGAAAAGCATAGTTACTTTGATGTTCCTACAATGTCAAACTGGAAAGATCATCTAATTACAGGTAAAGAAATTTACGGTGATATACACAAGGCATTCAATTTCTATGCAGATGGATGGCGCCAGGGCACCAAGATGAATAACGATGACTATGGCAACGACTTGTACAAAGAGTTCCTTAGAACTAATACCAGCCATGTTAATCATATGGTTCAACAGTTTGAAATGAAGCGCAAAGCAAAGGTACTGTCTAAAATTCGTATGAGCAAGACAGGAGACCTTAACGAAAACAAGCTGTGGGCATACAAAATATCTGAGGATTTGTTTAAGCAATCCACTATGGTTCCTGAAGGTAAGAATCACGGCATGCTTATGTATGTAGATATGTCGGGTAGTATGCACAATCACTTTGCAGGCACCGTTGATCAGCTACTCATTCAAATTATGTTCTGTCGTAAAGTAAACATTCCATATGAAGTATATGGATTTACTACAGCAGATCTTTGGGGTGCTGAAGGCGAAAACGTATATGCCAACTCCCCCGAAATTGGTGAGGCATGTCTACAGACTTCAGACTGTAAACTAAGAGAGTTATTTAATTCTACTTGGTCTGCTTCTCAAACAAAAATGGCTATGAAACACATGCTGTTGCTTAAGCAATGTTTTCTCAATCGCAAAGCATACCGAGATCAGAAAATTTGGTCAGAAGTTGCTACCAAACATCTAGATTTTTCAGGCACTCCTCTTAATTCTACAATTATCTTAGGAATGCAAATTGCCAAAGAGTTTAGGCAGAAGCATAAGGTACAGGTATTGAATAGCATATTCATTACAGACGGCAGTGCTACAGACAGCTTGAAATATAGAATCGAAGATGGTTCATATCCAGATTATATGAACACAGGTAACGTCACAGCACGCTACAAAGGCATTCACATTACTTCCAAGTATAACTATTATGCTAGAACTTGGGCTCAACAGACAGCTTGCTTGTTAGAAATTTACAAGCAATACACAGGTTCTAGAGTTGTGAACTTCTACCTAACTCATTGGAATAAGAATTGCGTTGAAAACGAGTTTAATATTTACTATCG